ACGCTATCCGAATAATCGCATTGCTTGCATCAGCGGTTGGGAACACTACAGTAAAGTTACCGGCTGTAGATGTCTTATCTCCACCAAAATCCAGAACAATTACTGCTGGGTTGGTTAGAGAGATAGACGTCGTATTCGGAGTAGTGTTGTAAATCAACGCTCCCCGAGCCGTAATAGTAGCATTAGCCCATGTTTCATCTGCGAAATCCAGCAAAGCTGTCGTTCCTGACGAGGTAGGGTCCACAGGGTTTAAAGCCTGACCGCCTGCCGTATAGTTAGTTCCACTAATTTCGTTAGTGGTCGCATACGCAGTCGTAGACGCATTAAGCGTCGCCGAGTTTGTATAAAGCGCAATTTTAAATGTATCGCCGCTTGACGCGTCGAAATCGTGGGCACCATACAGCAATTCTTTCTTAAAGCTGGTGCACATGAAGTTTCCGTTAAAAGCCATGGTCACAGTCTCCTTATATATTTAGCAAGCTCTGTTTGGCCTGCGTCGGTTAAAGCGTTATACACAGTAGTTCTATCAGACTTAACAGCCTCACGCATGTAGAATACGAGGGTTTTAAGTAACTCTCCTCGAAAAGCATGAGCTTGCGCCCGAATTGCAGGGTTTGCGTCATCAGAAATGGCTATAATCTTGTTAGCACACCTCTCCGCAATCTCCTCTGGTGTAAAGCCCCTTCCATTAGTGGTGTGTACGTCCACTTTGAAAGTTGGCACCTTACCTAGTCCTGAATCATTCATTGTTTAGGCCTTCTGACTTGTCCAGTACGGTATTCGTCCGTTACTTCTTTAGCCTCACCAAACATCTTCATTCCAGAAATCGCTTCAGTAAACCGTTTCTCGTACAGCGCCATCATGTCGGGCTCACCCTTCATGAATATGTACGCCTCTATCAAAGAACCGTACAACAAAGCTATCGAAGCATTCTCACTAAGCCATGTTGTTCCGCCCGCGGCTCCCGCAGTCAAACTAGCAGGCCTATAAAAGTAATGTAATTCTACATTATACGCCGCATTTGGAGTAGGACCTAAAATAAAGTTATCTACGTCATAAACAGCGTAATATCGGGGTAAACCAACAGTTGCTGCATCTGGGTTAAAGGATTGCACATAATCAGGGTCTTTAAAGTCTAAAAAGACGTGATCACTGCTGGCATCAACAAAGGATAAGGAAAAAGGTGCTAAATAGTCACTAGGGCAAGCCAAAAACCGGTTAGCATTGGCCATAGTGCCGCTTACATTCTTGCGGAAGAGGCTTAACTGAACACTTTTGAGTATTCTTTCCTCTGCCTGCGTAATAAATGTAGACAAATTACTAACAAAAGACGTTTCAGTGTTCTCTGTATAGTCTTGAATAGCTGTTTCTAGCTGTGCGTATGTAAAACTCATGTGGTCACCGTCACTGTTCCAACTTGCGTGAACGCCTGTACGGGAAGTAAATTAGGTGCAATCACTAAAGGCACTCCCACGTAAACATCTAAAGGCTCAACTCGATCCGGACGTGCATTTTGCAAAGCTTCCGGGTCAGACACTTTACGAAAAGGACCCAATTGAGGCTGTTTAGCCTCCCACTCGTCTGGTCCAACCAAAAGGCCGTTCCATTCTTTTTTCATCAGGCGATAAGGATAGCGGAGACCGTCCCTATCTGAGATCGCGTAAGAATCTTTGCCTGAAGCATATTTACCCATCAGCCTACCCTGTAATAATCAAACTGGGGCGCAACGTTAAAGGAAGAACGGTCTCTATCCTCTACTGCGGCCCTTTCAAACTCTTCTTCATACATAGCTTTTAGCATCTGAACACGATTTGGAGCCCTTTTTAAGGCCAGATAATAAGCTAAACCTGCGGCTAAACAAGGATAAAACCTAAAAGGTACGTCCATAGTGTTTGTGTAGATGTCGGCATCGTCCATACGCGTTAACGCGTCATAATAAACAACATCGGTGTTGTTATCAGGGACTGGCCATAGCTTTAAATTAGGGGAAATTTGTCGATCTAAGAAGAACTGATTAACTCGACCTTGGGTGGTCTTGTTAGGAATAGTCAAATAACCATCGCGGCTCAAACGTAATAGAGAGTAGTCTGTGCCATCACGCTGGACAACAACAGATAGAATATCAATAACGTCCGTGCCCACGTTGTATTCACCGGTGCCGGGAATCATCGTAATAGTGCGTTGTTTAATTGTCCATTGGTTTAGACCACGGTTAGCCCAGTCCGCCAGCAATAGGTTCAAAGACCGCTTTGCGGATTTTAAATCGTAACCCGTCCGAACTTCAAGACCGCAGCGTTCAAATGCCTCTTCGACATACTCTGCAACATCAAGTTCAAAATCTTTGCTTCCGGATGTAGCCATAATCCGTACCTACCTTTTTTTGTTTGCGGTTTTCGCCGACCGCTTAAAAGCTTTAGCGGTAGGAGCGCCTTTTGTTCCGGGCTTACGCATTTTTTCGTTAGAACCCGCTTTTATGCGTTTCTTTTTTGCGTTAATATTCGCATATAAACCCTTGCTTGCCATTAGGCATTCCTCACCGCGCACTTGCTTACTTTTCCGCCTTTGCGCATTTTCTGAACCATACCCCCGCCGCGCATTTTTTTAACCATACCGCCGTTACGCATTGGTTTTGCTGCAACCTTACGCTTTTTGGGTTTCATCGCCATCTTTTAATCTCCTATACAGGGTTTCTCTTAGTTCGTATATGTCACGTGCATTATATTCGGCATCATAAGTATCATAATAGCCTTTTTTATCCAGCTTGTCTGCCGCTTGTTGCAACTTAGACAAACGTTGGACGAATATCATAGCATAGGGCGTTTCTACCAAAGGCGCAAACTCTACGTCTTGAACAAACTCGCTAGGCTCGTCGTCCGGGTGAAAACCCATCAACCAAATGTCTTTGTCTATGAACATACCTTCTGAAATACAGTTGTTTAAACCGTCTAGGTATTCGTGGAAGTCTTCTGAATTCTTGGTGTTTCCTAAATCAGCAATGATCGCGATATCGTGTTTATCGTCCCATTGTGACATACAGGAATATAAGGTCTGGTAGTTCTCTTCGTGAATGAAAAGAATAGCTACTTTGTCGTCTACCCATGCGTTCCGGGCATACGGACACGGGGGCAAGTTATTAAAGTAAGGGCTAGGTTTTTCTAAAATATCGGAAGACCAAAGTTTGATCTCTTTTACAATCTCCGCCTCTAAGGGGTCACTGAAGAAAGCTATGTTCATGGCTACGACAAGAACTTGTGCACCATCGGCGCTATTATTATTAGGATCGCAAGACCCCATATTTTAAGGTCCAAGGCTTTCATTGAAGTTTTTTGTTCGCCTAGTTTCTCCTCAATCCTCTTGTAGCGTAAGTTACATTCGGCTTCATGCTTCTCTAGCTTGGCTAAAACTTCTGTTACTTTCATCATATCCCCGTCACGCCATGCCGGTCTTTTCTTACCTTGCGCTCGTTTTTGTTTCGTAGGAGGTGTTACTTGCGTGACCATAACTACCTCAGTTATAAAAGACCGTGATGTTGGTGATGTTAGTCAGTACGGCATAACATCCGTCACTAAATAACATCCCCTCGTCCGGTATATAAACATTGTCATCAGTGCTGTTAGCAAAAGCTAACGTTAACTGTGTGGTTCCGCTCGTACTTCCGGTCTTTAAAACCAAAGAAGGACTAGAACCCGCTTGATAATGAATAGCCTTTATGCGCGATCTACCCGCAAAAACGGTTCCGGTTGCGGTTAGGTAGGTTGCTTTTACATCAGACGCCATAATTTATCCCTTCTTCAACTGTAAAAAACAGTAACCGACGTAATGGCGGTTACCGCAGATACCCAGATATCGGTGACTCGAATGCCGTCAGAAGGAATGTTAGCAGAGTGCGTTGCCGAGGCATTTAAATCCATGTCCAAAGCAACAGCACCGCCGTTTCCATCCGTTATGGTAAGGCGTGGAGAACCCGTCGTTGTTTTGACTTGAACCTGCCTAATACGAGCGGGACCAACACCTACTGATCCCGTCGCGGTTATGCGTTTCGATCTTACGTCTGA